GAGCAGCGTGCGCGCCGCTTGCCAGAGCTCAGCATCATCAACAGGGAGAACGTGCCCTGGCTCATCGAGTTCTGGGCCAAGAACGGCGGCTGGCCCTACGACGGTGTGATCATCGACGAGATGTCCAGCTTCAAGAACCCGACCAAGCGCAACAAGCCGACCAAGAAGGCCGTCGAGGAGCGCACCGCTGAGATCATCCGCGGTCTGCCGAAGGGGCTCGATGAGGAGGAGATCGAGCAGCGCGTCGTCAAGGAGCTGAAGAAGCTGAAGGGTCAGCTGACACGCTACGGGGCGCTGTGCACGGTGCGCCAGCACATCGACTGGATCGCAGGTCTGACCGGGACGCCATCGCCCAACGGCATGGAGGACCTGTACTCGCAGTATTACCTGCTGGACCAGGGCCTGCGCCTGGGCTCGTCCTTCAGCAAGTACCGCACTCGGTATTTCGATGGCGACTACATGGGCTACAAGTACACCCTGAAGCCTGGCGCCTTCGAGCTGATCAGCGAGCGGATCAAGGACATCACGATCAGCATGCGGACCGAGGACTTCGTCGACATGCCGCCGATCGTCTACAACACGGTAAAGGTGAAATTGCCACCTGCGGTGATGAAGGCGTACAAAAAGTTCGAACGCGACATGATCTTGGACGAGCACGACATTGAGGCGGTCAACAATGGCGTTTTAACAGGCAAGCTGCTGCAACTGGCGAACGGCTCGGTTTACGACGAAGAGGGCAACGTCGTCGAGATCCACTCACTAAAACTTGAAGCGCTCGACCGCATCATCGAGGAGGCACAGGGCCAGCCCGTCTTCGTCGCCTACAGTTATCAGTTCGATCTGGAGAAATTGAAGAAAAAGTACCCCAAAGCAGAGGTCGTTGGCGAAGCAAGAAATGTCGTAAAGCGCTGGAACGAAGGGAAAATTCAGCTTCTGCTGGCACACCCTCAATCTGCAGGCCACGGGCTGAACCTGCAGTATGGAGGTTGCATTACCGTGTGGTATGGGCTCTGCTGGAGCCTTGAATACTACCAGCAGCTGAATAAACGACTGCACCGGCCGGGCCAGACGCGCACGGTGTTCATCCATCACATCGTGGCGGAAGGCACCATGGATGAGCAGGTGATGAACGTCCTCCCAGAGAAGGATGCTACCCAAAATGCGCTCATTGAGGTGACCAGATGGCTGCCTGAAAAGTAACCATTTTCAGACACTCTCCACAATTCGTTCCCTTTCTGTGCCGATTCCAGCCTTGACTCGACACTTCGCAATCCGTAGTACATTCAACAATCAGTTGAAAAGGAGTGCACGATTGTTGGATAAGGGATTTGCGCAGCGACTAGCGACAGCATGTGACCAGAACACCCACGTCCCGGCCTATGGCATGGGCCGGCAGACGTGGGTCAAGGAGAAGATGGACGTCAGCCACGAGGCTGTCCGCAAGTGGTTCCTGGGGCAAGCCCGGCCACGCCCGGACAAGCTGCGCCAGCTCGCCAACATCCTGGAGTGCGATGAGGCGTGGCTAGCACTGGGGCTGAAGGGCGACCTGGATCCGCGCGAGAAGCGCCAGCGCAGCCTGAACGTCGAGGGTGCCGTCAATGCGGTGACAGGGCTGCTGCAGCTCAACGGTGCCAACTGCGCTTTTCCCGGCGAGAAGGACCCTGCCGCCAGCTACGTCGATGTCTATGCGATCAACCGTGGCGTCCAGCTGGCGATCCATGTGTCGCTGGCCAAGGAAGGGCCGCCTGCGCAGTTCCGGTTTGTCATCCCCAAGGAGTACGAGATGTGCAAGGTCGTGGGAGTGGTCCACGCCCGTGCCAATCGCCTGCATCTGCTCAACATGACCCATGACATGATCGAGAAGTACGGCACCCGGAAGGGCGGGTTCCTGGAGATCGTCGTCAACTACAGGGAAGCGAACTACTGGTCCGGCGCGGACAAGTGGACCCGCGTTGAATCGTTCGTGAGGGACCTGTGATGGACTGCCCCTGGGTCGCTCTGAAGGACGTGGTTCACCTGTTCGGCGTCACCTATGAGACCGCGAAGAACCGTATCTACGCAGAAAACTTTCCTGTCCCCGTTCGTCGTGAAGGCCGGCTGTTGGTCGTCGACAAGGCGGTGTTGGAACGCTATTTTGAGGAACGACGCGCTGAGGACTTGGCGCGTTTTTCTGCGATGAACGATTCAACGAAAAGGTGAAAATACCACTATGACACTTGACCAATTTCGACGCGCTGCAGGGATCTCGCCGGCGCTTGCCGAGCGCTGGTACCCGCACGTCCTGGGAGCCATGGCCCGGTTCCACATCGACACGCCCGTGCGCCAGGCGGACTTCATCGCCCAGATCGGCCACGAGTCCGGCGGCTTCACCAAGGTCAAGGAGTCGCTGAACTACTCCGTGCAGGGGCTGCTGGCGACGTTCCCGCGCTCGCGCATCAGCGCCCTCGATTGCCAGCGCCTCGGCCGTAAGCCGGGTGAAGGGGCGCTCCCTGAAGCGCGCCAGCGGGAGATCGCCAACAAGGTCTACGGCGGGCGCTACGGCAACCGCCAGCCCAACGACGGCTGGAACTATCGCGGGCGCGGCCTGAAGCAGATCACCTTCGTCGACAACTACCTGAAGTGCGGGCAGGCCCTGGGCCTCGACCTGCTGCGCAGTCCAGACCTGCTGCTGGAGGATCAGTGGGCGGCCGCATCAGCCGGCTGGTTCTGGTCCTACACCGGCCTGTCCATGTACGCCGATGTAGGCGACTTCCGGGGACAGACGGAAAAGATCAACGGGGGCACCAACGGCCTCGACGACCGGGAGGCACGCCGGAAGGTAGCCCGGGCGGTTTTGCTTGCCTAGCTTTTCCACTAACAGTTGAATATCCAACCTGCGCCGGGGTAGACTGATGGCCTTCATCAGTCACCACCGGTAGTCAAGCATGAGCAAGTCAAACTACGACATTGTGCAGGAAACGCTGGAGCTCGCAGACCGCTTCTACGCGGCCCACGGCTACATCAGCCGACCAGGGTTTCGTTACGACAAGTCTTCGCATCCACAGGAGCGGCTTATGTGGCACCTGGCATGCACGGCCCAGGACATGCTGCTGGACACGGATGCGCAGAATGCGCTCGACGAGCTGGAGGGGGACTGATGCGCCGCACTCCGCACGACGTGGTGTATAGCGACCACCGATACCTCTGGGCCATTGGCCCGGCCTTCGACATGACAGGAGGGTACGTCGATCAGGAGGACCTGGCGCGGCTGCTGCAAAAGCCGACGAAGTCTACCGCGGTCGAATGCCTGGTCCGGCAGATCGGGTACTGGTTCCAGACGGGTCCCGACGTGAGTGAAAAATCCAGGTGTCGACAAGCCGAGGTTAGGCGTTTGATCGAAACCGATCCCGAGGTGCGGCGGATCCATCAGCTGTACGTGGGACCTCTCGCCGAGGAAGAGGGCCAGAATGATGGCGATTGAGATCGAAATGACCTCGGCAAACGCTACCCACAGGCTTCGCTGCGCTCATGTAATTGGGCATAACGACCGCACCTATTTCATGCGCTGCCACGTCCTGAAGACGATGCCCGACGGCAGGCTGAAATTGCTGGTGTTCGGTGAACGGAACTGGAAAAACCGTGACCACGTTCACCGCATTCGCTACGTGGAAGCGGACCGGGTCTCACCGCTGTCGGATACCAACAGTCCACAGAAATCCATGGACATCCCAGAAAAAGTTGGTATCGGCGTTGGTACGACCGGTGTTGGTACCGAGGAAAGTGCAGCGATCCCAAAGGCTTAGGCCACCTGTGCAGGTTCCTCCGGGCCCACCAATTTCCCGTCCAGGGGCGTCCCAGAACGTCCCTGGACAGCCGGAAAACCCCAGCAAAATCAACGTTTACCCGTCCCATGCCGTCCAGGCCCACCTCTGGACATCGCACCCCATTGTTGGTAGCGCCGTTGGTATCGGAAATGCCAACAAGGAGCGATACCAACACATGGCACTGAACGACACTGCACTCCGCAACGCCAAGCCAAAGGACAAGCCGTACAAGCTGAGCGATGCTGGCGGCCTTTTTCTTCTGGTACAGCCAAACGGCTCGCGTCTCTGGCGCCTGGCCTACCGGTACGCCGGCAAGCAGAAGACCCTGGCCATCGGCGGCTACCCGCTGATCTCACTGGCCGACGCCCGCACCAAGAGGGATGAAGCCAAGCGCCTGCTGGTGGACGGCAAGGACCCGGGCGAAGAGAAGAAGGCTGCCAAGCGCGAGCAGCACAAGGCTGAGACCTCCCGCTTCGAAGCTATCGCGAAAGAGTGGTTCGAGAACCAGGGCGACCGCTGGGCACCCAGCTACGCCACCCGCATCTGGTCACGGATCGAAGACGACCTGCTCCCGCCGCTGGGTGACCGCCAGATCGCCGACATCGAGCCGCTGGAGATGCTGGAAGCCCTGCGCAAGATCGAAGCCCGCGGTGCGATCGAGTCCGCCAAGCGGATCAAGAACTACGCCAGCCAGATCTTCCAGTACGCACTGGTGACCGGCCGGGTGCCGCGCGACGTCACCGCCGACATTGGCCGCGCCCTGAAGCCTATCCCGAAGAATTCCGTGAAGCGCCGCGCCTCGCTGAAGGCAGAGGAGCTGCCCGAGTTCATCCGCAAGCTCGACGCCTACGACGGCCAGGAAGAGACCCGGCTGGCGCTGCAGACGATCCTGCTGACGTTCGTGCGCACCAACGAGGTCCGCTTCGCGGTGAAGCAGGAGTTCGAGAACCTGGACGGCAAGGAGCCGCTGTGGCGCATCCCTGACGAGCGCATGAAGATGAAGCTGCCGCATCTGGTGCCGCTGGCGCCGCAGGTGGTCCCGATCATCCAGCGCCTGATCGACATGAACCCGAAGTCCGACCTGCTGTTCCCGTCGATGGACGGCAACCGCACCGGCAACAAGGCCATGTCCGAGAACACGATGATCTACGCGATGTACCGGATGGGCTACCGCAGTCGCGCTACGGTGCACGGTTTCAGATCCACGGCCAGCACCGTGCTGAACGAGCAGCAGTACCCGAGCGACATCATCGAGCGCCAGCTGGCCCACGTTGAGCAGAACGAGGTCCGCGCGGCCTACAATGCCGCTGAGTGGCTACCGGCACGTCGCGACATGATGAACTGGTGGGCAGACTACATCGACCTGCAGCGGCGCAAGGGAACCGTGGTCCGGCACCTTCGAGTGGCATGATCGACCACGATGTGCCATTTCGCGTGGATAGTCATTCCACCATTGTTTGAATATAAAGGGCGGCAGTTGAAAGGAGTGCCGCCCATGACAGAGATTCGTTTCCTTCGCCTTCCTGACGTCCGCAGCCGTGTCGGACTGTCCCGCAGCCAGATCTACCGGCTGATCCAGGAAGGCACATTCCCTGCGCCGGTGAAGATCGGCGGCCAGGTCTCGGTGTGGCCGGACAACGAGATCGGCGCCTGGCAGCGGGCTGCACTGGAAAAGGCAGGTCGTCTTGCGCCTGCTGATTCCACAATTGGTTGAATTTGCCACTGACAGGCGGCATCCTACTGCCATCGCAGTAGGAGAATTTCATGAGCGTCCCCGGCAAGAAGCGGGGGCCCTATAAGCCACGGGCCCCGAAAGACAGTAGCGCGCAGTCAACCGAAGATCTGAACGGCGCGCCCCCGACCAGTCACAACGCTGAAGAACCGACTCTCGATGGCCTGGACCTGGGCCTGGTAGCCGGCGGTGTCAGCGCGGCTTGGCTCGGGCATGTGTTCGGGCACGACAAGAACACCATCAAGAAGAAGCTCGCCAAGTGCCCGATCGCCGGCAAGAACCGAAACACGCCCCTGTACCTGATCAAGGATGCGGCGGCCTGGCTGGTTCCGCCCAAGGTCGACGTGATGACCTACATCAAGAGCCTGCCGCCGACTGACCTGCCGCCGAAAATCAACTCGGCCTACTGGTCCGCGATGGAGTCGCGCCAGCGGGTGCTGCTCAAAGCCGGCGAGCTATGGCAGACCGAGGACGTGATCAGCGTGTTCGGCGAGGCCATGCTGATGATCAAGGACACCGTCACCCTGTGGGTCGATGAGATGGACCGAGTAGATGGCCTGACCGACAAGCAGCGCCAGATGCTGGAGCGCATGTCCGACGGCCTGCTGAGC